AGGCCGGTTCTACCTAACTTCACGCAGAAACTGTTTTCCGGTTAGTTTCGTTCAGCTGGTCTGGCTCCCATATCGACCCTCGTCTCCTCCTCCTACGTGAGGTCCCGCTGCCCTGTTAAAGGCCGCTTACACTACCCGCAATCGCAGGTATGGTTTGTGCAAGTCATTGCGCAGGAGAGATCCCGTATGGATCGGGTAGTTCGGTGTTTTGGGATTTAACTGTACTCCTTGCTCGGAGGACAGACCAGGGGCGTATACCGTCCCCTCCGGTCGCCAACCACAACAACCATGGCACACTAATACTCAAGCCCGCTGATCAACACCATTAAAGCCCGTAAGGGCCCGGTGGCATCAATGACGGAGGAACGGGGACTATGAATCTCAACTTAACATAGTTCTTGCACTCTACATGAGGGACCATTCTAGGATGATCAGGGCCCCATTTCGAGTAGTTCGTAAAGCCGGTTGACCCGAACTCCTCTTCAAACCAGTCTAAGACGGGCTTTGACCAGGAGTACTGCCAACGAACAACTCTAACGAATTTCTTTGCACTACGTTTCGGTGAGATGATGGGAGGGAGGGGAGGACGTCCTTTACGTCTTAGAGTCTTCACAAGTGGACCTGGAGCTACATCAAAAGAATTTGTCAAGTCCCATACAGGACGAGCCAAAAACTCAAGAGGTACCCCAGACCATCGAAGCACTCTTTCCCGTTCTGACTCTGCGTGCGCCTGGTCGACGATGGCAAAGAGATCTTCCCTAGGAGGATCCGCCACCACGACTTCGCAGGACCGAGAAACCCCGGTGACGATAGGAGGAACGGGATCAGATCCCCTCCACCTTCTAAACCAGGACTTTTTCATTAACCCGGTAAAGACATATCTAGGTATGTTAGCCACGCAAAAGTCCCTAAGGACGATTTCGTGTCTAGCGAGTACAGAGATAGCATACTGGCGTACGCTATGCTTCATACCCCTCACACCCTTCCATACTTCACCAAGTAGGTCCACACAGTCATTACGGAAAGGACGGAGAAAAGAGAGACAATGCCTCGGAACGAGGCGACCGGAGGGCACATGGAAAGGCTGACTATTCAGGTCGAGCCACGTGTCTGAAAAGCCAGTCTTCTGGCGATTAACTACAAGTCCAAAGGTAGAAGTGACCTCCTCCCAAAGGGAGAAGAATTTACGGTTACCATTGAACATGCAGTCATCGCCGTTGAAACGGCCAACCCTCCTAACGCCAGAACCAAAGCTTATGTCACAGCAGATGTCGTAAGAGACCTTGTTGATAAGGCACAAGATCGGGAAACTCAAGAGATTCCCCATCATTTGCTTCCTAGTCAACGTATAACGTGTCTTGCGGCTTTTAGACCACAAATGAAGGTCCCCCACTGCTGCCAACATTATGCCTCTCTCTTCCTCAGTAAGATTAGGACTTTCAGCCAATACACTCGTAATAGCCTCAGTTACCCAAGGCAAAACGTTGTCAGTGGCAGCCGTATAGTCGCCAGAGATAAAGGACTCTCCGGACTTACGGTCGTCGACAATGGACTGAAAATCTGTCTTCTTAACGTCCCCCCTTACACACCAACCAAAACTAGTTAAGTGATCGTAAAGAGCGTCGTGAACAGGGGCTAGAACCCTCTTGACACGCGCACTTTGCATCGTGACTACCCTGAGCTTTCCTTTCGTCTTGGCTACGCCTAATCTTAGCTCGGAGATGTCGCCGTAGCGACCCTCTCCGACAGATATGGTACCACCAAGATAAGAGGTCTGTTCGAGACAGCCATTCTGGTCGGTGT